ATAAATAGCCTTAACGTCAGCTAACGAGATTTTGGATCGCTAACCAATCCGGCACTATCTACCTTCTCAGTATTTTGGCCCGTGTCCGGAGGTTCCTTCAATTCGTCAATTAGATATTGCGATACTTTTCGTCAAGACCTCAGAAAACTCGACAAAGACATCTTCATTATTGCGGTTAGTGTTTTCCATAACATTTCATCCCCTTAAAAATCATCGTACCTAAAATCTTTTAGTAGCGTATTGATAGGCGTATAAACTTTCTCACGGGCATAATTGCGGCTTAAATACTCATTGGATTTAACAAGATCCCGCATAGCAGACTGAGCCGCTCTTACCTTCTGCCCCCACGCTTTAACGCTATCTGATTGACCAAGTGCTTCAGCAACTGCCTGATTCTTTTTCAATTTAACAATCTGGCGCTCTAATGCTCGTTGCCTTTTGATCAACTCGGCTACTTTAGCATTTTCTTTTTCGTCAAACTTAGGCTGATTATTTTCATTTACACCGGGAATATATGGGATATGCAGATGAGCACAATTGACCCCTCTATGACCACTAGCTGTGCCGTAGTCGGCTTTCCAGTATAGATCATAAATACTACGGTACTCGCTGTCAGACGGTACAGATTCACGAAGATCAACAACGTGACCTTGTATCAATGAACATGCTTGTCGAGCTCCCATGTGGCTCGTGACGATTACAGTGTGGACGCCATACTCTGCCATGCGATCCTTACGCAATTTGTCGTAAGTGTTATTTAGAGTAGATTTCAAAACAGTTCGAGCGTATCGCTCTAAACTCCACGTATAGCCGCCTTTATCGACGAATGTCGAGCGGATACCTTTTTGCGCCCATTCCCTAATAGTTTTTTCTAACGCTTCCTCAAACGTAAAAAGACCGCTGTTGAATGCAGCAGTCGTCTTGTTTATGATTTCGTTGAACATTTGAGTGGTCGCAGTGCCGTAACCAAAGTTGGTGGAAAGCAATGTTTGATTGACGTAATTGTTTAACTCGCTCCACACTTGATCGTGGTAAGCCTTCATTATGTTGTCGAGATCGTTCGGCAACGGTAGCGAATCATAAGGCATCTGCTTGTCAATGTCCCGAACGATTTTCTCGCCGGAGGATTCAAACATCCTCGTCACTTCTGACTCCGCGATACCGGTGATCTGAGAAATGACCTTGATCGCGTCCTTATTGAACAGGTGTAGCTCCTGCAGCTTTTCACGCTGCCAATCAAGAATGTTATCATGCCCTGTATTCAGACGCTTTGCAATCAGACGTATCAGTTCGCCTTCTAATGACTGATAGAGATGAGCCATGTTACTAGACCATAAATCTAGTTGATGCGGTGTGATCATGCTATCACTCCATTTCCTGCCTCAATCGATTCATTTTCTCTTGAATTTCAGCAGCGAGTTTCGTTCGGTATTTCCCTGGTTTGGTATTCTGCTGCTTGATTAAAAGAGAACGGATCTCTTTGTCAGAATAGAAAATAGTCGTCTTGCCCTGACATTTTTCACACTCAGCGAATTCATGAAAAACTCCATTGCCTACTTTCTCCGTTTTACGAACGAGCCGTGTTAATTGCCCACATTTCCCGCACTCAAATAATTGGTCTGACATTATTCATCATCTCCTAGTTGATTCCTTGCTGAGTTTTCTTCTTGAGTGGTATAATCCATTTCTAGATTTTCTGCTCTAATCTCATAAACAATCTTCATAGCTTCTTTTTCAGTCACGCCCGTTAGTTTCTGAATAGCAGAAAGTTTTGACGTTAGTCCCGCAGTAATCAGTTTCGAGTAGTAATCTGCTTTCTCATCTTGCGATTGGAAAACTCCATCATCAAAATCAATATTCACTCCAACATCAGTAGATTCATTGTACAGATGGTATGCTTTTGCCAATTCAAAGATAGTCGTGATTAACTCTTTTAGCGCTTCTTCTACGATTAACACGTTGTCTGATCTAGTCGAGAATGTTTCTGAGTTCTCGCTTATGATCTCTGTAGCTGTCTTTACAGATTGTCCATCAAAACTAAATGTTCCGCTAGAAAAGCCCGTCTGAAGCTCTATGATACGAAGAATGAAGTTAATACTATCAATGAACTCTTTTGATCGTAACGAAGGTGAAAACTCATCTATAAATGGCTCATCCGATTTTAACCGTTGAAATACTCCTGTTTTACTATCGAAACGCTTAACGGGATTTCCCTTTTCGTCATAGCGAACTTTGAAGAAATGATCTGATGCAAGAATTTTTCGTTTGGCCTCTTCAATTTCCCACATGAATTCATCGTATTTTTCATTGATATCTTTCAATTGACGCTTTACGTTGTCAATAATGCCTAGACTTAACGGGCTGTTGAGATCAAGATTATTCTTTCCTGCCAATTTTATATAAACAAATAAAGGTCTGCTGAACCCCGGCATTGCTACCTCTTCCTGCAGGTCTTTATATTTGTCTAACGTTTTAAGTGATACCTTAACGCCTACCTGACTTTGTTCTTCTGATCGGTACAACTCATTACGAATGAAGTAAGTCCCGTTTTCCCATTCATGGAATTCTAGTAACGTGTAATAAATTGTTGTCTGACCTTCTGTTTGTTGGGTCACGGTCGCGATCGCCGCTTCTGAAATATCATTGGTATTCGACTGCAACGGATAGAATGTATCAGCGCGGCAATAAGATATTTTTATCTTACCGGTGTTCGTATCGACGTATGGACGTAAAGCCAAGCCGCCAATGGCATAGCCAGCTTCTAATTCTTCGCCGAAGTTCTTTCTAAACTTATTATCATTAAATACTTCTTGAAGGAACTTGTCTGCCTCCTCATTGTCGACACTAATATCACAGCCATCATTGAAGACTAACTTAGACAGTTTTCTTGAAACTACTTTAGATACATTTAGTGAGTGAAAAGGGCGCGTTGTCAGTAATCCTTCACTATTAAAGTATGAAACATCCGAATAGACATTTCTGTATATTTTCCGATTGTCCCTAATTCGTTCGAATTCTTTCGCATTAATAGAAATTTTCGGATGATCAGTAATATCATTCAACGTTTGTACAATTCCCACTTTTGCACCTCCAATTCTGAATAAAGTTTTTAATTTATCGAGCATTCCTCCACCTCCTAGACGAGATATGTTTTTGTGAAGTAATTTCCCGCATATCTCAACGTGTCGAGATAGTGATTATATTTATCAATAGGTATTCCGTTGTCTTTTCTCACGTACATGCCTATCTCCTTAATAGCATTATAAAAATCGTAGTCATTCTGTCCGGTATACAAAAATAGAACCTCTTTGGTTAAGAGATTCTGTACACGTTCGATTCCTACTTCGATTTTCATTCCATTGCTGCTGATCTTATCGCGGCTATTATTGTCTGCCGCATCGGTCATAACTCCCAACAGATGCAATTCTTCTCTTAAAGTCTTACAAGCTGGATCGACAAAGAAATAATTATAATGCGGATAGTTCCATTTTGAGTAACACCATTCCTTAAACAGCTTAATATCTTTTGCATAGGTACTCATGGCTTTCACAACACCTGTATCCGAACCACTGTGGTAATAATTTGCTAATTGATACAAATAATACTGCCCGTTATCAAACGTCACTAAACAGAATGTACAAGTAGTGGCATCCGATTGCCCACCATCAGCAACAAAGAAGGTCTCGATAGGTCTTCCTTTAATTGTGTTTATCATGTGCTTATCAGTATCAAACATCGAATAGATGACACCTTCCGGCATGACTCGCTCACCATTCCAGTCTCGCTTAAGTAAATAGTCTGACGTTTCACACTGTTGTTTCCACATCTTCAATCGTTCGCCTGTTAGGATTGGGTTATCAGTCGGACGCCAATGCCTAAAACGATAGGTATTTGTTTTCTCAAATTGATCCAGCAGTTCAAGGTTTGGATGATTTGGAGCCGGAGGGTTTTGTTCTCCTAGATGAAATCGCATCTTACTAGCTAAAGTCCGTCTGAACGATTCTGCAATAACCTCTTTATTTAACAAGTTGAACTCCAAAAAAGTCACTGTGCCGAAAGACATACCGGTGATACTACCAACGGCGTTTACCTTCCCTCCGCCTTTGTAATAAATTCGCTTTTCATTTCCTTTACCAAAATTCACCCAAAGGTGATCGCCGTTTTCGTTATGTCGAATTTCCGAATTATTTTTGAATATGTTCATCAGACCAAAGCCTTCTCCGTCAATAAACATTCGGTAAGCTTGTTCTTGGTTGTATGCCAATACTAGATGATCTCTATCTGGCGATTTTGCATAGATGCGAGCCATTTTAAATATATCGCTCATTGTTTTGCCTGATCGAATAGTACCTTCGTTTAATTCGAATTCAACACCATTGATGTCGGAACTTATATTTTCTACCTGCTTAGGGCTAAACTTTATCGGCATCTATATCACTCTCCACAACAGGCAGATTAACCAAAGCATCTAGGAGTTCGTTTTGTCGAGCGTCCTCTGACAATTTATTTGCTTTGTCTCGAAGAATGGCTGCCTCTGCTTGAGCTTTTTCAAGCTGTGCTTTTAACAACGGACTAGCATATTTCAAGAACAAATCAATTGCTTTTAATCTGTTTTCTAAATCCGGGGTATATTCGTATGTCATATCTTTAACGATTTTATTGCCCTCTAAGTGGTCTATTTGTTTGCTGCGGCTAATTATCGTTTTTCCGTCGTATATGTCCAAAAGACTATTCAATTGTTCTTGTACATCCGTATTTCGCTTTTCAATGACGGGAGCCACCTTGCTAGCGATATACTCCACGACCTTAACATTTCTTAACAGTCGACTTGCTGTTGCTTCGGCAGTTTTTTTGCTGTATCCAGCTTTGATGGCGGCTTGAGTTGCATTACCACCGTTGATAATATATTCATCTGCAAAAGCTTTTTGTTTTAGTGTTAAGTTTGCCACATCAACGCCACCACCTCTCTATATGTATTTACTGATGTTTTCTTGGATATGCTCCTCTTTCCAAAGTCCATACCCACAATAAACTAATTTGCAATGATTAATCTCTACTGATGTTGCTTCTCTGGTCATTTCGACAATTGAATACTTTGCCTTCATCTGAATAGACATCACAACACGCATTGCTCTGTAAGCGTTATTATTGTATACTTAATGTATAAATTGTTTACGTTTCACAGATAGATCGCTGCGGAAACAGCGGTCTATTTTTGTGTGTTGAAATACATGGCTAAGGATGATATATTATGTTTACTTGTTACACTAAAGGGCTGCTGCGGAAACAGTGGCTCTTTTTTGTATTGCTATGTAAACGCTATGATGTTATACTTGTCTAGCAACCCTTTAACATCTTTTTCATTTAATTCCTGACCACTATTACCCGATAGTGGTCTATTTTTGTGAGCAAAATAAAACAGCCTCACGAGGAGACTGCTGTCACTAATCCCTTACGCCTACCAAACAATCGTTTCACTCGATCTAACACTTGCTTCATAGCAATCACTCCTCAAAAGTATTTCAAAATAAAAAGACCGCCGAAGCGATCTCAATTGATTTTCTTTATTCACATGCTATAATAGATATAGAAAAAGGACGTGCTGGTAACACGCCCCATGTAGAACCGTTAAAAAGACGGTAGCTTAGTAAATAGTTTTGGTAACCATCTACGCCTGCTAAAGTGTTAGATGGTTATTTTTTGTTCTTGTGATCTGTAATCAGTAACACTAACGTCGCAAATGCGATCATCAGCGACAACGCTTGATAAACAGACATGCCTACTCCCTTCTAGGGATAAAGCTATGAACCATAGGCATCACCCCTTTATTCAAGAGATTAGCCACCATCTTTTCACTTTTCTACGCAAATATTATACAAAAAGACTAATAATCATGCTAGTATGTTTTAATTTAACAGCAAAAAAGAACGTGATGTACTCACATCCTGTAGAGTTGTTAAGATGAGTAAGATCGTTTTTTGAATTGTTTAAAAAATCATTCTCAAGGTATATCATTTTTTTAACTTGCGCAGAGTCATAAAAATAGAGCTACTCATCTTAACAACTCTACACTAAATATTATACAAAAGAACATATTCGAAATCTATAAGTTTTAATAAAAATATTTGATAACAATAGACAGCACAGCGAACTTTAAACGGAAATGAAGTTTGTCAACTCCATTCATCATTTATTTTTTTGTGTGCCGTCTTATATACTATTTTTACACTACTATTCTATCACCTTTTTTTGAACAAAAAGTATACAAAAAGTATATTTATTTTTTGACAAGCAATTCCCCATGTTTATATGCTTCTGCAAATTCCAGTAAAGCAATTGAACGAAATTTTTTTATAGCTATTTCGCTGTATTTCATGTACAAGGCGATCTCAAGAGTAGTCGCTTTTTCTTGATCACAGTAAGTCATGTATAGTATTTGTCTACTTCTCCAACCAAGCAACGCTAAGGCGCGTAGAATGGCATCTCGTTCGTTCTCAGCATGGACACGCTCCAATAGACCATCTTCTGGCTTATTTATCGTTACTCCCAACGTTCGAGGCATGTCACTAAGAAGTGGTGATTTGATATCTATAGCTGCTTTGCCTGCGATACGTTCCCATTTGCGATACTGAGATAAAATTTTTCGTGCACTCATTTTCGTATTATTTGCGTCTACTTCTGGTAATAAAGCCATCAAATTAGCCACTCCTTATGGTATAATTATCTTGTCAAATTTTTATACATAAAGAGGCGTTGGGAACTTTCCCAGCGTTTTTTTGTACGATCTTGAAACGGAAAAATGAATTTGATAAACTTTTAGTGTGAGCTGGTTTCTAATTTTTCCATACTACCCGAATTTTTCTAGTTCACAAGCCGCTGTTTTTTTACTCAGCGGTCTTTTTTTCTTACTTATCTCCGTGTAAAATAAGACTAGGGCTAGTAATTTTCTTGAAGTTTGAGACCGACAATTTTGACACTGCACTAGCCCAATGAGTTAGGTTAAATAAAAATATAACCCACTTATTATAAGCACAACGACCTAACTCAGGGACCGCTGATATAACTGTTCAGTGGTCTTTTTCTATGGTATCATCTAAATGAGCTAGTTCTTTCCTTTCTAATTTTCGTTAACGTCAAAACCTATTTCATCTAGCTCGTAGACCGCTTTTTTAGTGGTCTATTTTTGTGATAAAACTATTTTGTCTAACGAAAACCAGGCATTATACCTTTCAAATTCATAAAACCTAGGCTTCTTAATTTATTTTTTTGTTATTTCACTTTGATTCACATAGGTGTAAAATATATTTGAGCTAGAAAAATCCATAAATAATCCAAGAATACTACACTAGCTTAGGGACTGCCATATGAAAAAGCGGTCCTTTTTATGATACAATTATGAAGAGCTGATATTTTCTTTTGTTGACTACAAACAACTTTCGCAATCGGCTCATTGACCGCTAACTGACTGCCTAGCGGTCTTTTTTTCTTGCACTACTAGGTGTACAATAGTGATGAGCTGGCCCCTCCTTTTTAATCGGGTTAAAAGCATATTTCAATCAGCTCATGGCCGCTGACCAATCCCCAGCGGTCTGTTTTTGTGGTAAAATTATTTTGTCTAGCGGAAACTAGACGAGAGTTCTTTTCCAAGGCAGCCAGTGGTCGGCTGTCTTTTTTTATTTTTGTTTTAGGTGTAAAATACCTTTGAACTATTCTAATCAGCTACCCATAGTTCATTGACTGCCGTTTCATACCGCGGCAGTCTTTTTTACTATGGCTTCAGTTACCGAATCTTAGTAAACAGAAGTTTTCTCAAAGTCCGGCATTGGACCAAACTTCTTTTCAAACGAACCTTTGGCTTTTCTTGATTCTTCACGTACTAAGTCTATTCCGCTATACCCAATCTTTTTCGCTGCTAAACCTGCATTCTCCTTCATCAATACGAGCATTTTTTCTTTTGTATCACACATGATCATATCAAGTATCGAAATTGGTAATGATAATATCCTTGATCCCGAGTTGAGATCACTAAAAACTATCTCGATAGGATCAAACGGCACCATGACGACGGAACAATCTATACCAGCTATTTTTGCTTTGAAGCCAACTGCTCGATTCCATCCGTTTTCACATGCAAGCCACACGTAATACTCCTGTGGATCAATCACTACTTCACTCATTCTCACACCTACACTTTCTCAACTGTGCCATCAATTAGCACTGCTACAGCATCAGCTTGATCCTTGCTGTTTAACTTATAAGCATTTTCTTGAAGCGAAGCCGTTGTTTCAGCAATCAAACCAATTCCTTTTCCCAAGTCAAGCGACTCTACGTATTTTCCGTTGTCCTTTCGTTTCACAACCCACTTCGGCTCTTCCTCGACCTCGTCTGGAATATGAAGTTCAGTAAAATGTCTCTTATACTTTGGAAAATCGTCATCTAGTGGTGTGCCGCAATATGGTGGTTCTTCGACTGGGAAATCCCACCAGAGAACAGGACCAATGTCTTCGTGCCATTTTTCGGCCAAATGAGCAATCACTTTCGTCGGTTCGTCTAGTTGATTAACAATTCCGATAATGTCATCGGAGGCATCATTGTATCCTTCCTTATAATCCGATCTGTCCAGTGACGTCCACGGTTTTGAAAAATCATATTTTTCTTGCTTTATTTTCTCTATAACTTCTCGTATTTCCATTTCATACCTCTTTTCTTACTTGATAGGCTGAATTAGCGTATTATTTACGTTTTATTTTCATTATTTTATTCATAAGGTTATACTATTATTTATCATAAGGAGGTGATAAGCATGGTAAGAAAAATTGGATTTAGTTGGGAATATTTTTTAATTGGATTACTTTTTGTTATAGCTTCTTTAGTATCATTTAATAATCCAGATAGTAGTTTAAAAGCAGTTGTCTACGTTTTTGCCATTGCTGCAGTTTTAAAGGGAATTTTTGAACTGTTTTTTAGACGTAAACTTCATGAATTCACTAATCAAAAATCAACCCTACTAATGATTCTCGGTATATTTGACCTGCTAATTGGTGTATTTTTACTCTTCAATACTAATGCAGGTTTACTAGCCCTACCTTATATTTTTGCTATTTGGTTTATTGTAGATTCAATTATGGGGCTTGTAGGAGCAGATATTTACAAGGTCAATGGATCAAGTTACTATTGGTTTATTCTGATAGTAAATATTATTGGGATAATTGTAGGAATTATGCTCTTATTTAATCCAATTGTTTCAGCATTTACATTAGCATTCTTAGTTGGTTTTTATTTAATGATGATTGGAATTTCTCTTATCGCATATGCGTTTTAAAATAGAGGCTTCTGCCTCTATTTTTATATGATAGGTGTGGTTACCGGAACTAATCTTTCATCCAAAACATCCACTTTATTAATTCTTCCTGCGTCCCATTGAAGTAAAGATTTAATTCAGCACCAAGAATTATAAAAGCTCCTATAACAAACAAAATGGCTCCAAATACTCGCCAACCTTTTTCACTTTTGTCACTTGCATTGAATAAGATATAGCCCACAACAGCTACTATGAAGCCGACTATGGTATAAATTATGGTTGTTGCAATCATTCGCCGTCCTCCTTGCATGCTCTCTTACTATTCCATAGAAACGGTGACATGTTTAGCTCAATAAAATTACCAATACTCCACTTCCCGCCGAACAACAGAAAACTAATGGGTAGTAACCCCCATATAATATTTAAAAAGTATTAAATCCCTTCTAAGCGGAACTATCCAATCTTCAAGTCCTCAGACTTAACAAACATGCCGTTGATCATTTTCCCGTCTCGACCTTGTATCTCACCATATGCGTGCATCACGCACTCATACAGGCTCATATCGTTCTGCAAAGCTAGATTGAGTAATGTTATGACCGAATCGCCTATCGCATCTCTGAGGGCGTCTTTATCGTCTCTGACAACAGCTGCTGACGTTTCACCGATCTCCTCGTACAGTTTAAGCATCTGTTTTTGAGGATCTGCTTTATTGATTCCGCGTTCTTTCGACCACTCTTCGATCATTTGTATTAGTTCGTCCATCATGTTCTCCTAACTCTTTTCGTACGTATTTTCGGATTCAAATTGTATTTTCTCCGACAAAATGCGATCACTTTAAAATCCATTTTTAATTCGTCTCGAATTTCTTTGCTTAACTTCTTTTCAAGCAACATCTTTACGACAGCAGCCTCTAAACCTGGGCGTTTGTCTAAATAGCGTTGATACTTTTCATCGTCGCTCATTACAACCGGTTCACGATATTCGATAATTCCCAGCAATTCATCCCGACGTTTTACTTTTTCTGGATCATTGAACCACTCTGGATTTAGTTCCTCGTCAGTTAGCATAAAAAGTTCACGTCTAGCCTGTCGTTGTTCTGGTGTTTTCTTACGCCTCATGCGGTCACCGCCTTACGTTGCAATCTTTGTAGCATCTCTTTTGCACGTTTGCGCCATTCGGAATACTCTAGCTTTTGCAACGCACTGTATTCGTATCGCCCGTTATAAACCGCTAGCCAATAAATCTCCATGTATCGACAAAAACATTCGTTCGATTCTTTGGTGTCTAGTTTCGTTTGCTCCATGGTCTTTTCAAAGCGTTCTTGTGTTCCCCTCAACTTTTCTCGATAGTCATCGGGTAACAACGAAGTGATTGCGTCTGCCAATTCTAAATCAGTCATTCTATCACTCCCCCAGACTGTGAACGTATTGTTCTAATGCTTGTCGGTCACGCTCATTTAGGCGCTTCTTAGCGACATACTCATCGAACGTCATATTTGGCGAAAAGCGGAGTTCCTGCTCGTAATACGTGTACAATGTCTCGCCGTAGTTTGTTACTTGCTTGAACGAGTTGCGGCTCTTAGTCTTATTGCTTGGCTTAGCATAATGACTTTCAAGCTGGCGCTTCACTTTCTCAACGGTATCTAATTGCTTGTTTTCCCAGCTTCTTAGCACAGCGTCAAGATATTTATAGCTTCTAGCGCCATGCTTCAACATGTCATCAATCGCTAAAATGATAATTTCGTCCTGACCTCCAAAGTCATTTACCCAATGCTGAATGGATTGAGTAATGAATGGTGCTTCTGCTGGGTTGACTTGATTGAGCCAATAACGCACAGCACTATCTTCTGAATTTTTAGTAATACTAGTTTCAGAAGCTTTAGTTTTATTTACTTTAGTTTTATTTACTTTAGTTTTATTTACTTTACTTTGTGGATTAATGTCTACATTAACTCCCTTTACTTGTGAGTTATTGTCAGCATTAATAACGTATTGTGTTGGTTTTGGCATTTTCCTTCTTTTCGTTGCTTCAAAATA